TTCATAAATCACAAGAAAAGGTTATGGAAGCTATCCTGACCAAAGACCGTGAATTGGCTGAATTGGAGAAAAGACCCCTTCGTTACAATAATATCGAAAGAGTTATACCCGTTATGAACGTAACCACAACTCTTGGCAGCATATTACTTGAGAATATTGAAGATCCTTTCAGCGGATTAACTATGTTCCCTTTCCTTCGATTTTGTCCTTACTGGGCTGATGGATACATATTTGGTGTAGTAGATAACCTTATCTCGCCTCAGGAAGAAATCAACAAGACTGCTTCGGATATTTTACATATCTTGAGTCGAACTGCCAACACGGGTTGGATTAACAAGGTAGTAGGCGGAGCAAAGAAAGCAATATTAGAAACTTTTGGATCAAAAGCAGGGATAGTTCTTGAATATGACCAAGTGCCACCTAAAAAAATAGAACCTAATAGTGTACCAACAGGACAGTTTGCTTACAAGCAAGACCAGGTGCAAAATTTTAGAGATATTTCTGGCGTAAATACGGCTAATTTAGGACAGAGTTCCAAAGAAGAATCAGGTGTAGCCATGTTAAGACGTCAAAAACAGGGGGCAGTAGTTTCAGAAGTTGTTTTTGATAACTTTAAACTCACCCAACAAATATTCGGTGAAACCTTAACAGAACTTATCAGGCATACCAATGTTTATTCTCCGAGAGAGATAGCCGAGATATGTCTGGAAGAAAAAATGAAAATAGACCCATCTCAATTATTACAGGCAATTAAATCATTCAGAGTAGGGCATTATGGAATTAAAGTGTCAAGTAGACCTTCTACTCCGACTGTCAGACTGGCTAATTTCGAGATGTTAGCAAGACTTGCGGAGATGGGGATGCCGATTCCGATTGATATTCTACTGGATTCAATGGATTTCGCTAAAAAAGATGAAGTCATTCAGAGAGTGAAACAGCAACAGGAACAGGCTCAACAAATGGAAGCACAACAAGCTCAACAAGGGCAACAGCCAAAAGGTAAGGCAAGTCCCCCCAAATCTGAATCGATGATCGGGAAAGTTTAATCAAGAAAGAGCAACAATCCTGACATAGGTCAGGGAACCCTTTACTGCAAGGATTCGGAGCAGGAATATCCTCAACTCCAGAGGAGAAAAGGAGGAATTAAACATGGAAGAGGAGAAACAAACAGTAGAGAAAACCTATAGCGAAGGTGAACACAAGGGAGTTATCAAAGATTTGCAGACAGAGAGAGAAAAACGCCAGCAATTCGGTTTTGAACTTTCGCAAACTCAAAGTAGATTAGCAACTCTTGAAAAAGAGAACCAAGAATTAAAAAATAAATCTCTTGAGAGTGAAAAGAATAAATCGATTATTGAAGGCGAAGATGATGATGCACTAACCAAGAAGGAAGGCAGAACCATTGAACAGAAGGTGATGGCGAGTGTAACAAAAGCTCAGGAAATCGTAGCCCAAAAAGCTGAAAAAGACAGATTAGACGTTAACTTCAAAAAAACTTGTGCCAAAGCAGAAAAAGATTATGCAGACAGAAAAGATATAGGTTTAGACTGGAGAACGGTATACCAGGCAGCCATAGCCAGAGTTGGAGGGAACCAACATAAAGAGCTTGCCATCTACCATTCGGAAAATCCAGGTGAAGAACTCTATGAAGAGGGACTGAAAGACCCTGAAATTAAAGAAAGACTCAAATTACTTGAGAATGATAAAATCCTTGATACCGTGGATAAACGTAAAGTAGAGAAAAAGGGCTTGACTGGTGGAACGACTAATTTAGGATTCCATTTTTACACAGCAGATGAAGTTGCTGCCATGAAACCAGCAGAAGCCCGAAAAGTGCTGAAAGATATTGAGAAATCAGCGTTAAAATGGTAGAAAAACGATAGAAAGGAGAAAATCAAATGTCTATGAAAGATGCAATCCCTGTAATCTTTGCTGCAACATTACTTGACGAGTTAGAAAATAAACTCGTTTACGGTAAAGTAGCTGTCAAAAAATACAGTGGAATGATAAAAGAAAAAGGCGATAGAGTAAAACTAAAAGGTTATGGAGATGTAACCATTAATGACTATGCCCCTGGCGATGTAACCTGGGATGCAGCAAATCCGAGCGGACTTACTTATCAAGATACTCATGCTGCTGGAATATTCCTGGATATTGACTATGCCAAGGATTATGCCATTAAGTTACACGATATTACCGAATTGCAAAGTGACCCTGCTGCCCGTCAGCATTATGCTAAGAAAGCTGCTTACGGATTAGATGAGCAAGTAGATACCTTCTTAGCAGGTTTGTATACTCAAGCTGCAATGGGAACTTATGTCAAAAAGAGTACAGGTATGACCACTGCCCTAATCACCAGTTATATAGGTGAATTATGGACAGCTTTACAAGACCTAAATGTTGACAAAAAAGCCCTGTTTTTACCACCTTGGGCTGTGGAAAAATTACGTCTTGCAGGAATAGTCCATGCTACCGACCTGGGTGATAAAATGGTAAACGGGTTCATTAAAAGTACACTGCAATTCGATATCTTTATGTCCAATAACTGTCCTGCTTTAACCCCTGTTACTGCTGGGTACAGACGAAATATCATCACTGCTTGCTCTTATGAAGCAATGGCTTTTGCTGACCAGATGACTGAAGCAGAAACTTTACGTTCTCAAGGTTACTTTGCTGACCTTGTTCGTGGGCTTCATGTTTGGGGCGGACGGTTAATTAAACCTAAAGAATTAGTTTACTTAGATCTCGAAGAAGCACCTGAGACTTCAATTTAATGTGACGGGGGCTTCGATAGCCCCCTTGGAATATAATAAGAAAGGAGAAATATAATGGCTGGAAAAATACTCGTTACTAACGCATTAGGCGGATTAAGAACAATGGTAAAAGAAGTACCTATGTATCCTGACCTTCAACCTGCCACCGCTAAAAGCACAGGATATATCAGTGCAGCTACTATATCATTTTTAGATACTGCTGGTGTCTATAGTATAGATGATTCTGGTAGTGGATTTACCGCTGCTTTATTTGATGGTATGGATGGTGAGATGATACTCGTCAGTTCTACCAGTGGAAGGAATGATGGTATTTACACTCTGGTTTCTGATGCAGATGGCAAACTTGTTGTTACGGAGAAGGTATACACCGAAACTGCTGCTGCTGCCGGAACTGTAGTAATCTACGGGATAGCAGTCTATGTTATCACTCCTACAAAGGGAATGGAACATGGATTGATTGTTTACTCGGAAGGATTAGAAGCTGCCGGAGAAGCAGGGATGATACCGTGTGCAGTAAATGGAGCTTTTTGGGCTGCTGATAACGGACTCTACACTGCCTTCGCTGCAACTACTCTGACTGCGACAACCAATTATGTATGGATAGAGACTGGTAAATACTTACAAGCAGACGGTACAATATTGTTCTTCTTGAAACCTTTAGCAACTAAAACATTGTATGTTGACCATCGACCTGCTGCGGGTTACATAGAATTACCATAAATCACATAAATCACATAACAAATGGGGGGCTGAAATGCCCCCCTAATTAAAGGAGAGGTATAGAGAAGTATGAAATTTTATAATGATGTAAAAGACCTTGTTGTTATTAGTAAAAAAACACATAAACCTATAGCAATATTTAAAAAGGGAGAATTTGAAACCAATAACCCCGAAGTTATTGCAAAATTGCAACTTCATTTCAAGAGTGACGGGGTAGATTTTGAATCTCTGCATTATTGGAAATTAGTCAAATTAGCTGAAAAGTATGGAGTAGAAAATCATACTAAAAAGAAAGTCGATTTAGTAAGAGAATTAGAAGAACTTCAAAGAAGAGGTGAAATATAATGGATCCAAAGATGTGTATTAAAGATAAAGTTTTTTTCCCTTCAGTTTATTCAACAGGAAGCACAGTAGATGCCAATTCAATAGCAGGAGCAAAGAATTTATTTCTGACAGCTACTACAGCTTTTACAGCAGGAGATAGGGTAATTGTAGGTAAAGGCACTCTAAGAGAAGAGGAATTTGTTATTGATAGTGTAGACCCAGGAGTAAAGATTGTATCATTAACTAATCTTGTGTATAATCATACTGTTGATGCAGCGACTACGGTAGATGTAGAATCTGCTGCTGCCCAAAAAGTTTTATCTGTGGCTGCTACTACTGATTTTTTGGTAGGTGAAACAGTAATCATAGATGAAGGCGAAGCAAACGAAGAAACAGGTGTCATTGCTTCTGTTCAATCAGGTGTATCTTTAACCTTAGTAGATAATTTAACCATTACTCATGCTATCGCTGAAACAGTAACTCAAACTGGTATTGCAGGGATAGTTGAAATCTGTATGGCAAGCATATCTACACTTTTGCGTGTAGCAGATTATAAGTATATGTCTATATACCTTCCTGCAACCTGGGTAACTGCTGCTATAACTTTCCTGGGTTGTGATACTTACGATGGTACTTATTTACAGATTGTAAATGCTGATGATGTAGGTGAAGTAACCGTAGCATCAGTAGCAGCCAGTATGTGTATATCTCTTAACGGA